TTTGCGTACAAACCTTTTCCAGCCATTATTTATTTAACTCCCTAACTATTCTTCTTTTTTCAGATTTTAAGTTTCTTTTGCCTTTTCTAGAATATGCTTTTTCAGAATCTACTCTTCCAAGTTCTTCTAATCTGTTCATTCTTCTAGTGTTAGCTCTTCCACCTTTTCTGAATACACCTCTACCTTTTAAAACGTCAGCTCTAGTAACTTTACCATCACCAGTTAAATCAGGAAATTTTTTTACTTTGCCACCTTTTTTAAGTTCTTTTCTTAATTCCTCTAATCTATCTTTTTTCTTTTTAGGTAAAATTTTTTCTTTTAAACCTGATCTAGGTATATCACTTCCATCAGGATATTTACGTTTAACTGTGCCACCCTCTTTTTTACCAATTGGTTTTGGTTTTAAAGGTTTGCCACCTTTACCTGTTGGTTTAGGTCTAACAACACCTAGACCACTTGGTCGAAGTGCTCTACCTAATCCTCTTAATTGGATTCCATATTTTTTTCTCATTTTTTTTTCCTTAATTTGTTAAGAGTCATTGCAAATCTAGCTCGTTGTCCTAACTTGCCTTTTTTCTTTGCAGCGGCTCTCAATTTAGAAGCAGGAATCTTTTTACCTTTCTTTATTCCTAAAGATTTTCTTAAAGCTCCTGGCTTCTTAATTGCTTTTTGTATAAAATTTTTAGACATTACTATCTATTAATTTTGCCTTTTTTCTTCATCTTGCTACCGAATCTTCCGTAAGACTCATCTCTAGAAGCTTTTAATTGCTTCTTCGTTCTTTTCTTCTTGATTCTCATAGCAATAGACTCATCTTTTCTAGCTTTGTAACCTTGTTTCTTCTTACCAACTTTGCCGCCTTTTTTCATAGCGCCTCTGTCCATAAGTTCAGTAGGTCTTCTTTTAGCTCTGGAACCAACTCCGTATCCTCTTGAATACATCATCTCTCCAGTTCTGCCGCCCATTCCACCGCCTTTTAAAGCTTTTCTAGAATTTGCAACTTGTTTATTAAATCTTGGATTTGCCATTATTTTTTTCCTCCATTCCTAAATATCTGTGTTCCCTTTATACCAAAAATACTCGCCACGACAAGGATCCACAGGTTTGTAAACCATGACGGTAGTGTTGAAAAGTATTCAAAGAAAAGTTTTACCTTTTCCATCGCCGCCGGATCATCCGACATCACCGCCCACATCAACACAAGAATGGGCGCCGAAATAATTATCAAAACGAATTCATCCTTGTAGTCGTTTTGACGTGCTTCTAAAAGTTTGCCTTGGTATTGCTCTTCACCGCGAGCCATTTTCTCTGCATGCATTAATTGTGCATCAGACATTGCCATTTTTGTTTTCTGACGGTTAGAATAAATCTTTGCGCCAGCTTGCATAGCAATTTTTGCTAAACTGAACCAAGCCATACTAGTACCAAGTAGCTTTAACTGGTTTTTTGTCAGGTCTCATACGTCTAGTACCTTTAACATCAACCACTTGAGATTCATCTGGGTTAGTCATTTCAACTGGGATGCCACCTTGTTGCATTCCGTCTTTACCAACACCTAATTCTTTTTCAATTTTAGGTGCTTTGACGTAACCTTGACCTCTTAAATAATCTTTAGTCATATTGTTCTCCTTATTGTTTAACTATACCTAGTTTTTCTTAAAGTTTCTACCAAAATCGTGAATTTTGCTTCTATCTGCCATGCCTTGTTTAGCTAATGACACGCTTGCACGTAATTTTGCAAGTTTTTCATTTTGGTTTAGCTTATCTTCTTGATTTTCTTGGTTCATCAGAGCTTTTGCAGTGTCAAGATCAATTCTCTCTTGCGCTTCTTCACCTTTTCTCTCATTTTCTTTAGCTCTTAAGTCAACTTCTCTTGCTTTTAGCTTAATTAATGGATCACCACTGTACTCACCCATAATTTTTTGCTCTTCATCCATGTAATCTTTAGTCATTTCAGCAATAAGCTGTGCTTTTCTTGCATTGATCTTAATTGTTAACGCTTGTGCTTGTGCAACTAGCTCTGGATTTTGTGGATTCATCTTCAACATCATCTGCATTTGTTGTGCTTGTAATAATTCAGAAGAAAATTCTAGTTGAATTTGCTCTTGAGCCATCAAACTTATTCTTTCAAGTATATTTTTTTGTAATGCAGCCATAACTGATGGTGAATTTTGCACCATATTTGATTTCATAAAGTTTAAGTGTGAATCAATGTGAGCTTTGTGGTCTTGGCCAGGGAAAGCTTGAAAAGGTTTCATCCCCATTGCAGCGATTTCTTCTAGCGATGGGTCTAAAGGTGTAGGAGTTGCAGGTGGTGGTAAAATTGCATTTACATTTTTTACACCTAACGCATCATACATAGATCTATACGCTTGATAAAGATCGTGCATTTGTGGATTTGTTTGAGCCAATTGTAATTGTGATTGAGCTAAACTAATTCTTTGTGTTTGTGAGAATATATTTGGATCAGCTACGGGTAAAATATCTACCTTGTCATCAAAGTCTGCAACTTTTACATTTCTTGTTGCACCAGGAACATCATATGGATATTGAGCTGGTAAATAAGTTTTAAATACATCGGTTAATAATTTAAATTCTTGTTTTAATCCTACATATAATCTTTTGTGAATTGCAGACATAACTCTTGAACCTCTTTCAAGAAGAGCAACAGTTGTACCCACAGCAGCAGATTGATTCATATCACCAACTTGTGAGTCAGCGATAGATGCAAATCTTTGTCCTGCTTGTACAACAATACCCATTAATTGTAGTAATGTTGAGTCTGGTCCTTTGAAAGGTAGTTGCATAAACTGATCTCTGATGTTTCCACCAGGAGCATCCACATCTCTAAATTCACCAGGTTGTAAAGGTTGCGCATCGTCTCTAATTCTTAATCCTCTGGTTTTAAATCCAGCTGGTAAGTTAGCTAATGTACCCGCATCAAGAAGTTGTCTTAATGCAGCTGTAGCTGTTCTTGTTAAACCACCAATCATGTGAATTAAACCGAAGCCATAGAAACCTGTACCAGGTAAAAATTTAAATTGTACAAAGTAATTAATTTTATTTTTTAATGGGTCATCAACTTTAAAGTTTCTTCTAATTGATAATATCGTTTGATTAACTTCTGCAAATGTAATGACGTAAGGTAATTTAATTCCTGTTGGCACACCATTCTCATCTAGATCTTCATAACCAGGTAAATCTAAATTCGTATGCATTTCATAAAGTGTGTACTGATCTTCTTGACCATCTTTTGAGATACCTTCTAATTGTAATTTTTTTTCGTCTAATTGGTTTTCTGTAATTGGAGGTTCACCTAATTTTACATCTCTGTAAAAACCAGCCACTTGTTGTTTTCTTAATTCGTTACCAGACATTTTTATAACGTGGATAATTGCTTCTGTATCTTCTAGTGATGTTGCTGAATACGGAACAATTAAATCTTCTGCCGGTACAAATTTAGAAACGGCTCTACCTAAAAGCTCGTCGTAATAGACTTTCTTAAAAGTAGAGCCGGACAGGGGAAGGTAAAATAACATTTGATCAAACTCGGGTTCATACTCCGTCATCTGATCCATAAGTTGATAGTTCATAAAATCTTTAACACGTTTAGCTTGTTCTTCTTTAGCGATTGTTACATCACCTAAAATTTGTGTTCTAACTGGACCATCACTTGGTAGTAATTCTTTATAAGCTGTTGCTTGAAACTGTGTTACCGCTTCTGCTAACACTGGGTGGTTAACACCTGATGCGCCTCTGAACGGTTCTGTTCTTCTCTCGTATTTAAAACCTAATAATTCTAAACCCTCTCTGTAAGACTGTTCCCAGTCTCCTCTTGATTCTTTGTATTCTGTATACTGATCGTAAAGTGTTGAGCCTAAAGATTGTAATTCACCTGCTCCCATATCTTCAGCTAAATTCGCAAAGTGTCCATCGGATTGTCGACCAGGGACCGTTGTTGGATCAAATGAAACTTCTGCTCCACCTTCTTCATCCATTACAACTGCTGTCGTTTCGCTAGTAGCAATTCCTTCACCAGGGATCGCGACTTCTTTTTCTTTG